TATATTACTTGTATTGCACATTGTCCAGTTAGCTTTAAATCGTATGCAAAACGTCTTACATCATCTTTCTTAAATAAAGATAACATTCTTGCATATTGCTCTGGTCTTTTTGAACTATCTGTTGCATCTAATCCTCTACCATATATCATTTGAGATATACCAGTAATACAAGCACTTGATGTAGCACTTCCGTTTGCTCTGTCAATTAAGAACTGAAAATAATTGTTGTCAGCACCAAATTCAACCCATTCTTTATTCTTTGTTTCTACAATCTCTGGAGATGTGTAAGATGATAAATTAACAAAACTAACTTTTGAGCTAGATGCTTTTGATGGTGTTGTTTTTCTGTATTTATTTATACGTTTACTCATAGTATTATAAAATCGTTATTACCACTCTTTTCTTTGTACACATCTTTGTTTATTGTATAGTGTTCATTGTTAGATTGGTTTGTTGATTGTGCAGTACAAAATATTTTATCTCTGTAAATAATATCTGCTTCTGTTATTGATCCTTGACCATTATAAACTTTTAAATCATAAAACCTACCCTCAATTAATGTATAAACATTTGACAACTCAACATAATTTTTATTGATTATAGCAGTTGGTAAAATTGTTACTTCATTGTTTGTACTATCATCTCTTAGTTTTATGGTAACACTTGTTGAATATACTCTTGGTATAATCTTTATTGTTTGTGCATCAGATGTAGGTAACAAATGTTTCATATATATATAATACTAAAAGTTTGTATTTTTATTTATTTAAAACAAAAAAAAGGGTAATCAATTAAGACTACCCTTTTCAAATGAAAAAAATTAAAAAAACCTATGCGTTAGGGTCTATTTGTGCTGAACTTTCATTATCAGTAACAACAGTTGATGTTACAAAGTAAGCTGGATCAGTTTCTTGACCTTCTAAAGTTAAAGTGAATCCACTTAAATCTCCCATTGCTGCTCCAGATACAATTGTACCTCCATTAACTTCTGCTCCGTGTTCTAAACCAACCATAAAGAAATTTCCATTATAATCTTCTATTGCAACGTGTGGTCTTGCAGTAGCTAATAATTTTATTTGCTCTTGTGTTGCTTTATCTAAAACTGGTAAAGTTAAATTTAAAGTTTGTGTGTAATCTTGAACTATTAATTGTGGTTTCTAGTGAAGAATTACCTTTGATATCAAATTTAAAGAAGTCTGGTGTTCCACTTATTGCAGTAATCTCTCCAGATGCTATTGTAGTTGTTCCCAACGTACCATAATCTGCGAAATAAACTGCTTTTAAGCCACCAACACTACTTTTACAAGGTAAAGCTCTACCAGATGTAAGTAAACAAGCCATTTGTGTTATATTTTTTAAGGTTATTAAAAAAGGGTAAGTAGATAAACTACCTACCCTCTATATTTATTTAAAAGCTAATATTAGTTAGCAGAGTTTGTGATTCCGTAAGTTACGATATCTTCAACTACTGCATATTGTACTCCAGCAGTATATCTCATAATGAATCTAACATTTTTAGATCCATCTAAGTCAGCCATATCTAATACTTTTACTTCGTTGTGGTCTGCTAAAAGCCCAGTTCCGAAGAATAAGTTAGATTTTTGAGCTGCAATAGCAGTATCATCAGAAAGTCCGTTACAAGCTACGATTTTTACACCATCAAAATATTGGATGTCTATATCTTGGTTGTTTCCTAATCCATTAACACCAGCTGCTCCTTGACCTCCACTTTGGAAACCTCCTAAAGCTCTTTTGTAAGCTCTAAAGATGTTTTGTGCAACATAAATGTATAAATCTTCTTTACCATATACGCTTGTTGGAATAGCATCTACAATTAATCCTAATTGAGCAACTACGTTTGAAGAATCTACAGTAGTTCCAGCAACTTCTTGTGCAGCTGGTAAGTCAGCATCAGCAGCTAATAAAGTTTCAAAACCATCAAAAGTTCCAGCACCAGCACTTCCACTCCAGATATCGTTTTCAGTTGATTCAGCAACAGATTCAGACATTAATCCGATAAAGTAATCAGAAAAGTTAGCTGGTAAGTTATCGTGAGCTGAATAACCCATTGATACTGCTTCCCAATCTGATACGAATGGAGTTTTACATAACTCTAAGTTAATTTGTAATTCTTTTGGTTGAATGATTTTCTCTGTTAAAGCAACAGTTCCAGCATCTGTAAAATCACAAGATGCATTTGCAATAGCACCAGATAAATCTACTCTTTTTAATACTTCTTTAAACTTTACGTTTGGCTTAACTTCTATTAAGTTGTTAGCAATTGTATTACCAGACAATAAAGCAGCTGAAACATATTTCCCAGCAAACTCTCCAGCATACGTTGATGTAATTGATAAACTCATTTTTTATTTGTTTAATTTGTTAAATATTCTATTTCTTGTTGTGTTTTTATTCCCTTTTTGAGAATAAAGGTTTAATTCTTTTTTGTTAGATAAGTTTTCTGGAGTATGTGTAATTCCTTCAACTTCTTCAGCAGATAACTCTACTTTATCTTCCTTTACTTCTTCTGATAATTCAACTTGTACTTCTTCTGCAACAACTTCTGTTTTAGAAAGTTTTAATTCGTTGATTTCAGTTCTTAGCTTTTCAATTTCTGAGAAGAACATTTCTTCTGATATTGATTTAACTATCTTCTTTGGAGATGCAGTTTCAGTTGATAATTCTTCTTCTTCAACTTCTTCTGCTTCTGTTTCTGCTGGTGCTTCTTCTTCTGATCCAGCTTCTTTAATTTCTCCAATGATACCTTCTTCTGAAACTATAATAGTTTTACCTTCTACTTCATACTCTCCAACTGGTACTGCAACTCTTTCTTCGTCTGCAACAACGAATACTTCTGCACCAGCTTCAAATACTTCAGCTTCTAAGATAGCACCATTATCTAGCTTCATTTGCTCTAGCTTTACTTCTAATCCAAGTAAAACTCTTGCTTTGTTTAATAATGTTCTGTCTGTGTTCATATTTATATAATTAATTTACTTGTTAATTTTGTATTTTCAGTTGTTTATTCTTCTTCTTCTGTTGCACTTATCCTCCCTATGCCTTGTTTCCAGTAGTAAGGTGTTTTACAATTTTTATCATCTTTATTCTTGCAATCTATCGAATAAGTATTTTTACATTTACAATATACTGCCCTCATTATGATAATAGTTTTTTAAGTTCTTCTAGTTTCTCTAAATCGTCTAACTTTCTTGATGCCCAATTAACACCAGCAGTACCACCCCAAGCATCCCACATAAGACCACCACACCCTTCTGAATAAGGTACATCTTTATGTTGTTGATGTCTTTTAAAACTAGCCATTCTTGCAATTGTATCTCTGCTTATTGGTTCTCTTTTTGCTAACTGATTTGCTCTGTTCTTTCCAGTTGCTTCTCCACAACTTCCCCAACCATTTTTCTCTACCCAAGCTAAAGCTCTTTTAGCATTGTTTGTTGCTCCTTGTGGATAGTCTGTATATGATGCTAATTCTTCTTCGTATTGTTTTGGTTTGTTATGTGTCCAACCTTTCTTTGTGTATTTGTCGTGTTCTTCTTTTGTCATTATCTTAACACTTGCACCAGTCTTAGGATCGTACATAGTGTGAGGATATTGCATCAAGTGTTCTTTTAATTCTTCATTTGGTCTTTCCATTTTATCTGCAAAGTAACCCTCTATTGAAAAACCTTTTACTTTACCAGTCTTTACATAGTCATTCCAAACGTCATCATTATCTACCTTAACACTACCCATCCAAGTACCAACTGGCACATCTAAATTGTATAAAGCACTTTTATCTTTTTGTTTATCTTCTACGATCCAACTTTCAACAAGTGTTAATCCTTGTAATTCTGAATTGTGTTCTAATGTTGAATTAGATTGATTACCATTTTGTAAATACATTTGAGATGCTTTTGCAACAGTCTTTTCAGAAAAGAAAATGTAGTATTCATCTTCTCCAGACTTTCTGTAAATAGGTTTCTTTGGTATAAGTAAAGCACCCATTAACAATCGTTTCTCTTTGTCTATTTCAGCAAGTTTTATTTCTTGTGTTTTAAGTGCAACAAAATCAGATTCAATTGCTGGATTTTCAACAACAGAAATAGCTTCTACCCCTATTGCTTCATCGTCATCTAAAATAAGTTCAATTAACTTCATATTTATATAATGTTTTTTTTGTTTTTTTTTGTGTTTTATGTTTGGTATGTTATTTTAATTTTATATATTTGTCATCATAGATTAAATTTTATTTTTCACAACTAAGAGCTACAATTTAGCAGTACGTCAAAATAATGCTAAAAAAGTAGCTCTTTTTTTAATCTCCTAAACTTGCATCATCAATTATATTTCTATCCATACTTTGAGCAGTTGTTACATCGTTTGCTACTACATATGCTTGTATTGGTTGTTGTGATTGTCCTCCGATAGCTTGTGCTAATTGATTAGTACCACTTTGACCAACTA